AGTTTCAATAACACCGGTAAGCCCATCCTGTTTCCCGACCCGGGCATTAATTTCCTTAGATGGATCAGTGACTTTCGTAGTTGGGTCCGAGGTAACTGTTCGATTAGTTCCCCACTTGCTTATACATAGGTTATCATTAACCGTCCAAGGTTTTGACCATGAAAGGCCTGGCGTGTTTGGATCATATATAACTTTCCATTGTTCACTATCATGAGGCGGGGGGCTGCCTTGACCTTGAGGCCAAATTCCAATACTTTCCGCATTATATGAAAAGATATTTTCCCTTTGCTCACAGCAATTCGCGCATACGTTCCCCTTATTGGCTGATTCGACAAGTATCTTCCCGGCTTCACCTATTTTAGAGACTCCTGGATTATTTCTTGATGCAGTTCCCCACTTGCTTAAACAAATTGCGCGATCCGTAATTCCAGCAATGGTATCACTGTCCCTACCGGTCGGTAAATATATTTGATAAACTCCATACCCATGACCTGAGTTGTCTTCCATAATACCATCCCATCGCGCCGTTCCGGGGGCTGGGGGGCAGGTAGTACAAGCGGTTGCGCTTATACTACCTGCAGGGGAGCATTGCCCAGTCGGACAACCTGTACAGTTTAACCTAGTTCCATCATTGTAAGTGTTTATGGGACATTGCTTACAAGAGTCTCCATCCCCTTCAAAATTTTCAGAAGGGCAATCCTTACGACTTGAAGATACTTCAAGAGAGAAAGCAACAATACTTAGAATTGCCATGATAAAAAATAATATTCCAATTAAGATTCCTAAATGGTTTTTTGATTTAATGCGTTTCATTTAAAATTTAAAAATTTTATTTTAATTTTTAAATTTTTTCTTCCGAATACCCAGTTTTTATATTTCCGTGTGAAATTAAGCCACGTCCAAAATTACAGCACCTTCTAATTCGCCATTCCTATCCAACCATTTTCCGTTTAGAACATGGTGGCACATATATGTTCCACCTGCGTACAACCAAGCAAATGTATCTGCGCGATAAACATCAACATCCTTCACTGGGTCATGATCATAAACAACGTGTTCCGAAATACTCCATCTTCCACCACTGTTTGTTTTAATCGAAAATCTTTTCCCAGTTGTATCGTCTGTCATATGGAATTCGCCAGGTGGACGCCAATTATACAAAAATCCAGAATTTGGTGAACGGCCAGTGCGTTTACAAAAATCTGAATGACTTTCGCGATAGTTCATATCAAAACCAGAATAGTAAACACCATTTCCTCTAGGGAACCCTTGGGCAATAATTTTCCGTGTTTCATAAATCCTTTTAATTCGCGGATCGACAGCTTCTTCTTGTTCCCAATGTGAATCCATTATTTATCTTAAAATTAAAATTTAAAATTTTAATTTAATTTTTAACTAAATTTGAAAAATTACACGCATTGCAATAGGCGGCATACTTTATCGCTTTTCCATCAACTTTACACTTTTCGGTTCTATCCTGAAAAAAAGTATTATTAAAATAAACAAAATTAGTTTTTTTCTTGGAAGCTTTTAAAATTTCTTCTAATTCTTTTAATTGTTTTGCGGAATAGGATCCACGAAATTTCCCAACAGACCCATGTAAGCGTACATAATTGAAATCGGCAGTCCATACTTTTGGCCATAAGCCATTTGGAATGTTTCCAATCCATTTTCTATTATTATTTACATAATCATTAACAATCGCCCAATTACACTTTTTCATAAAATCGTAAACCTTTTTTTCGAACCATGATGTATTCCTAAATTCAAATGCAAATCGAACTTTTCTTGAGTTTAATTTTTTGGGTAAAATATCCGCCAAATGAGTTAATCTTTGAAAATTTGTTTTCCCATCTAATTTACTCTTTTCATCGGTATTATGAAAAGACGGGGGGAACTGAAATAAAATAACACCTAATTTAGTTCCAAGAACTTTTACACAGTCCCAATATTCTTTCCAAGCTTCATCCGGAAAACTTAACCGTTTGAAATGAGTCAATCTTCTATTAACTTTGACAGAGAATTTCATATCTTTTGGGGAATCCTCTTTCCATTTCTGAACAGTACTGGTTTTGGGAAGTTTATAAAAGATTGAATTAACTTCTACCGAGTTTAATATATCCTGACTGAACCATAATTTTTGAGAAATCATATACCCACTAGTTCCAATGTAGTAAACCATTTATAAATTGAAATTTAAATTTATAAAAAAGATTTTAAATTTTTTATTTTTAGTACAAACTAAATTCCTCATCCCTTAAAGCATCTTCATTAAATTTACCGTCTTCATCGGTTAAATAGAATGCAATTATATGGTGACCACTTCCAACTCCCTTTTGTTCTGAATTATCATCACGGTCATCGATTAAAATAGAATTGTTTCCGAATTCATGAAGTTTGTAAGTATTTTGCAAATGACTTATTTGTTTATAGAATCCTAATTTTTTTTCACAATCTTTACAATGATCCCAATGAAAAAGATATTCGATTTCCCTTTCCGGATGATTTTCAAAAAAAGTTTTTTCGATAATGGCTAATACATAAGAAAGACTTGCAGCCGTCCAAATACTTACTTTGAAATTTTTGAAGAGATAATCCAAAAATTTCTGGACATTTGGTCTCTCATGAACGGTATAATAATCATCCATTTTATAAACTTTAAGAATTTTTTCCAACTGTTCTTTTTTATCTTCAGCTAATAATTTTTTTTCATCTTTATTTAAAGTACACACAAGGGTTTCATCAATATCTAAAAGAACTCTTGAATTTTCTCCATTATTCTTTCGCAAGGTTTCCAGTTTTTCATATAATTCTGTCATTTAATTAATATAAAATTTTTTTAAATTAATTACTTTTTGTTTCTGCATTTCTTGCCTTTTCCATTTCTCGTGCTATATTCATTAGATTCCCAGATTTGCCATTTCCATTGGAAACTATGCTTTTTTTAATTATATCTTCTGCCTCTTTATTCCCTGAGTTTTCTTGGTTGCTAATATCTTCTTCATCTTCTTCCTCTTCTTCGTCTGATAATATCAAATCCGATAATCGAGTCATTCCACTTGAATTTTCTCCTCGTAAAACTTCTTCGGAACTTTCATGATTTCCATTTCCATTTCCATTTCCATTTCCATTTCCATTTCCATTTCCATTTCCATTTCCATCATTGTATTCTTCTTCAACCATTCTTACCTTTTTGGAAATATTACGTCCACGGTTATTTGTTTTTAATATTGATTTGGGTTGTTGTTCAATTGGTTCTTCTTGATTATTATCTTGTTCTCGAGTTTGGACTGGTAGATTTGGTGTTTCTTTCGGAAACGTTTCGAAATGTTGTTGACTTTGGTTCTGAGTCATAATATTCCGGGCAACATTTTCAACCCATTCGAATGCTTTGTTTCCTTCATATTTTTCAAGAAGACCAGAAGGAAACATTAATAAAATCGAGGGAACAAATTGGATGGATAATTTTTTATTATTTTGGACTAACTTTCGAATATCTTTATTGTCCAGACATATAAATTTTAACAAGTGTTTTATTGGGGTTGATAATTGAATTATTTTTTGACTATTTTCGGAATATTTACTATAAAATAAAATTATTTCATTGGGGATGGATTTATTCATATTACTTTGATTAATTTTTATTTAATTTTAAATAAGTATATTTATAGTAAAGAAAAAACAAGTAATATGATATGCGACTACAATAATTACCGTTATGTGGGTTGGAAGGGAACTATTGCAAGCTCCAAAGGTACTGGTCCAATTGCTTACAATGAATTATTTACATCCCAAAATATAGAAACAATTTCTAATAAAGTTACTGAATTGTTACAAGGATTAGATTCCGAAGGTCGCCAATTATCCGTCAGCGATCAAAAAATATGCTCAGTAATTTCTTCAATCGTTTCGGAATCTCCAAGTCATATGATAGGAAACGGAATAGGAAGATATTTAACCCCGATTAATGTAAGCAACGATATTGCAAATGTAAATTTACGTGTTGTTAACGCAATTGTGAGCTCAATTAAGGACTACTACACAACAATTGAAAACAATAAAAAATTGACAATTTGGACAAGTGTTTACGGCGATTTCAATGAACATGGGTTACGGGGACATCCTCCGATTAAAATCAAGAGAAAGCAACCACAGCAAATGATGTTTAACATGAATTATTAATTAAAAATTGTTAATTATTAATTTTTAATCAAAAATTATTACTTATTTTCTCTTCTTATGCCTCTTTTTCATGGCTAACCCCATTGCAATTAATACTCCAATTAGAATCAACAAAAATCCAGCAACCATTCCGAGAATTTTAAGAACGCCAACTGATTCGGTTAACTTATCGGTCGCACCAACTAAATCTTTCAGACTGTTAGTATTTTTAACATCCTGGGTATTAATGCATACAAACTCATCTTTCCCTTGGTTATCAGAAATCCATTTCATAAAATCTGCATCGCTTCCATTATCAGGAATTTTCATCGGCGATCCCTTGACACCGAAACCGACCGCAACTAAAGCAACACCAAGACCAATATATAATAAAGCAAGAAGTAATGCTCCTATATTAAAGGACACTTTTTTCGCAACTGTTTTCATTTTTATTAAGTTAATAAAAAATAAAAATTTTTTTAATTTACATTTCCACGAAGTGGATACATTTTTTGTTGCCAGGCGTTCATATTAATCTTTCGCATTAATCTTTCTTGCAACCCAACACGTCGGTCGTTTGTTAGCGTTGTAAAAGTTTGTTGAGCTTTTGCCCGAACGCCCGGTGCGTCTGAAAATTCTTGTACATTCATGGGACCACTTGTGCTTCCAAACTCTGTAAAATCAATTTTATTACGTGTTAGATAATTGGGCTGACGAATTGCATCAACATCATCGTAATAAAACCTTACTTGTCCCGTCATATTATCAACATATGACCTATATGAGGTTCCGTAACCTGTCAACCGGGGATCGAATACATCCGTTTCAGTGACTGTGTTACTGACTTTGACTTTTTCAGGTGGAAATTGATTTACGAGTTTAGGATCATGAGATATAAAATTTGTTTCTCCATCCTTCTTTTCACATGTTACAGGTTGGAACTGTTGTGTATATGAGATTCCAAGATTTCCATTAACTGATTCGATCGTCTCAGCCCGTGTATATACACCGGGTTGAATAATCGAAGTATGTAAATTTTTATTATAACAATTTAAATTATCACTTTGCTGAGCGGGACCCGCTGGTAGGTTAGATGGGATATTGTGCTTTAATAATTGTCCAGGGTCATACTTAAAAGGCGCTAAAACATAATCTGATGGTAGATTTTCATTAACAATAAAAGTTTCACCGTCACATGTTTTTGAAGAATCATTTCCACAGCCTCCTTTATTACAATTACCTTTATAGATATAAGGTGACGGGCCTTGACCTCCCTGAATTTTAGTTGGAACTTCATAATTTTCTATTATCGGTGGTTTTGTTTCAACTAAAAATTCTTTTGGCCCGTTACACATATTATATTCATTTAATTTTGTTTTTGTGCATATATCATCATAGCAATCAGTGCAATGATTAACTTCATTTGAAATATATCCAGAATTATATAGGTCTAAATTACCCTGGGCATTGATTCCATGAGGATAAACAAAATCGTTAGGTTTCCAATAGTCACTTGATGCTAGTGGTGGGGCAATAACCGGGTGAACGAAGGTTTTTGGATTTGGACATCCGGCCAGGGGTTGATTTGCAGACTCGAATTTTGGGTTATTAAAACCATTTTCATCTAAATTAAAAAATGGAGTACATGTTGTGGTACTAGAGGCTGGATTACCGATAGAAACTCCATCTCCGACAGATTTTACTGTCGGAAGTAGTAGACCAGTTGGGCCAATTGGACGTAAACTGGAGAGAACGGGTGGAGGGGGTGATGGTAAAATACCAACTCCGCTGCTTGTTGGACCAAAATTTTCAATTATTGTATTTTTTTCTGTTAAAGAATTCATTTCTTTTTTAATAATGAAATAAATTATTATTATAAATAACAAAGCAAATAAAAAAAAATAAATCCCAAATTCAAATTTTACAAATAGACAGATTATGCTTAAAATTAAAATAAATCGTGTTATTAAATTCAATTGCGCTCCGTAACTGTGTTTTGCGAAATTGTTTAAATTATAAAAAGGTTTTGTTGTTAATAATTGATTTATATCTTCAATCCAGAATTTTTCTGTACTCTTAATCATTAAATAATGTTTAAAAGAACAGTTAATTTTTTTAAATTTAAAATTAAAAATGAACTTTGAAAATTTAATTTTAAATTTAAATTGTAAGAAATAATTTAACAAATGGCCTCACCGTTGAATAAAGGGAAGAAAAAATTCACATTCACTCTTAAAGGGATAGATCCTACAATTTTGCATACAAAATATAAACTCGAAATTGCATCTAATTTACAAGAAGAGAAAGTTAAAAATATTCCTAAAAATTGTACCAAAATTGGGGAATTGGCAAAGATTGGTGACGATATTAAAAAATTTTCGTTTGTTGATGAATCAAAGAAAATGCACAAATGTTTTTTAACAATGCAAAATCATAGCGATGGAAAGTTTTTACCCGAAAAAACTGATATTGCATGTCACTGGTGTTGTCACCAATTTTCAACAATCCCCCTTGGGTGCCCTTTGAAATATGTTCCAAAGGTTCATTATAAAAAATACTTTTCAGAAATTATCAAAGAACCTGTTACCATAAAAGAAACAATTCCTGATTATCAAGATGGGGATGGGGATGGGAATGGGGATTCAAGATTTAAAGAAATTACTGCGACAACCTCTTATTTTGAGACTGACGGGGTGTTTTGTTCATTTAATTGTTGTTATGCCTATATTCAGGAGAAAAAAATAGAGTTTCAATATGATTCATCTTTAAATTTGCTCGCGTTTATTTATAAAGAATTATTTGGATTTGATTTTGATATTTCGCCGGCGCCAAATTGGCGATTATTAAATTTATTCGGGGGTCCGTTAGATATTGATACGTTTCGAGATAATTTTTACAAAGTTGATTTTTCACCCCAGGGAAAATTGGTAAAACCACCTGATTTTAATCAGTTAGCAGTAAATTTCCTCTACGAGGAAAAAATTAAATTTTAAACAATACCAAACGAACAACAAGGCTGCATCTATTTCAAAAAGAATTTAATTTAGTCATATGATGTTGTTGTAAATACTAAAGAATACTTAACCAACCAGACTCGTTTATTTAATTTTTATTGGAAATGTTTTTGTTTTTGAATACTTTCTTAATCGCCTCTTATAATCATTTATAGATGATTGTAATGTTTTTTTATTCCATAATACATACATGCTCAAGTACCCAGCTCTTGTTGGATCATTTGTGCGTAAATCCTTTTTATGTCTTGTTATATAACGGCTTCTTCGTTCAGTATCTTTATGTTTTGTATAGTCTGACATACCTTTTGCTCCAAAATCCGTATGTTTAAATTTATCATTAACTGTAAAAGTTGCTCTATATTTTTTATCACCTTTGGGCGATTTTTTTATAGAAAATAATTTAATTTCATTTGATTTAACTCGTGACTTGCGGCGTGACTTGCGGCGTGACTTTCCAAACGAGAAGTTATTAAATTTATGTTTAATTATTTTTTTCGGAGTGCGGCGTTTTTGGTTACATAATTTTTTCCTTTCGATTGGTGAAAGTTCTTTTACTGTTTTTGGTGTATTTTTTGAAACTCTATATAGAGGTCGGCAGTATGGAAAATTTTTAAGGTTTGATTTTTTACCAGATATACATTTTCTACCACATGATTTAATTTTTGGGTAAGCACATACATCAATCCATTTTTCTTTATACCATCGAGATAGATTTTTGTTTTTTTTAGAACCAGTATATTCTCCACCGTCTTTTTTATATAATTTAACTAATTGTCCAGAAGAATATGCTCCCCATCGTTTACCTTTTTTTTCATGTTCTTTTTTGATTTTATTATATATTTTTTTATACAGCTTTTTATTTACTACATTTTTGGGAACAGAATATGCCATTATTAAATTTATTAGTTATAAATTTAATAATTTTGAATATTAATATTTAATAAGATTTGATAAAACTATTGATTTGTTTAATTCGAATCATAAAAATTAAATTTTTAAATACAAACGAACATTATATAAAAACATTAAATTAAATAAATATTTTTATATAAAATAATGCCAGTAGAGGAAGAAAAAAAGTCCGAAGACTCGTTATGTCCAATTTGTCAAGAAATAATATTTATTCCCAGAATTTATCCATGTGGCCATTCTACATGTGAAGAATGTATGATTAAAAGTGATAAAAGCGCAACCGATAGCACAGTTTCGCATAGATTACCCGTTTTTAAATGTTCTTTATGTCGTCACGAAACTTATGATAGATGGTTCGATCGTCCAATTAATCATACTTTATTGGAGTTGCAATGTCAGAATGAGGCGTATGCCAAAAAATTCCAAAAATATAAAGAGGAGAAACCAAAATATGAAGAAGAATTGAATATTCCGTCAACGATAAATTTATCATATATATGTCAAAGTATTCGATACAAGAAATTTCGGAATATCTACAAAAAATTACTTCCAATTTTATTAAATGAAGCAATGATGGGAAAACCTCTAATTACAATAACATCTCGTGAATTGGTTAAAGAAATTTATCTTGTCGCCGATTTGTTATCTCGAAAATTAATAAATTCTCATGGGATTTATAGATTTATAGCCACCCCAAGAGAATGCGAAATAGAGTTTGTTTCCCGAGAAAATGCAATATTTAGAGTAGGCGAAACAAATGATAATGTTAATCTTATCGATCCTATTTTAGAAGAAACTGAGGATCTAGATTCCCAGGAACAAGAACTTTTAGATGGAACCATGCGCGAAGGAGATGTTGTTAGATCAGTTGGTAATGCCGCAAATTCAGAACGGACAAGTGAGGACGAAAATCGTGAAATTATAAGAACACTTTTTGAAAATTGGAGACGAAGACAGGATTTAGATATCCTTCAATTAGAAACTTTTGACAATTTGAGAGATTAATATAAAAATTGAATTTTAAAACAATATTAAAACTTTAATATTGTTTATGGCTTTACAAAGAATTACTTTTAAAAAACATGTTAATAATGCCGTTATTCCGACACGAGCAGGGGATAACGAGATTGGTTATGATTTGACAGTAATTGAGAAAAAAAATTTTATTAATAATATCACAGTAGTTTATGATACTGGGATTTCAGTTAAACCGCCCGAAGGTTATTATACGGAAATTGTTCCTAGAAGTTCTCTAGTTAAAACTGGATGGATGCTTGCCAATAGTGTTGGAATTATTGATCCAACATATAGAGGGACTTTAAAAATTGTTATGATTAAAATTTATCCCGAAGCGGAGGATCTAACTTTACCTTTTGTTAAATTTCAATTGATTGTAAGGAAAACTTACACGCCTGAAATTTTGGTTGCTGATATTCTGGATGAAACCGAGCGCGGAGAGGGGGGATTTGGCAGTACTGATGAAAGTTAAAAGTGACGAGTAATTAAAATCTATAAATGATAAAACAACTTATCATTTATAGATTTCCCAGTTTATTATTTAAAAATTAAATAATATCTTTTAATATAAAAATGACAAGTATATGTACATCAAATAGCACGGCTGCTTTTATTGATCTTGCCACATATGATGAAATTGAAAAATACTTATACGGTGGAAAATTTGCCACTTCCTATTTTGTTAGAGAAACTAAAAAATCAACCTGGTTTTCACAAATCCCGGTCCCTTTGCAAGTTGTTAGTGGTTGTGCCGATTTTGGAAGCACTTTTGCGGTCAGTATAAGCAGATCTGCCGATTATTTATTAAATTGTTGGTTACGACTCCAATTACCTCAACTTTCGAGTGCAAATCAGGATATCACCATTATGCCAACGCATAATTTCATGCATAATTTAGTTCAAGAGTGTTGCATTACATTCAATGACCTTGTTGCACAAAGTTTTACGAGTAGGTTTTTAGATTTTTGGACTGCATTTACAGTCCCTGCGTCCAAGACTAATACTTATAACAATATGATTAATTATGCGGTCGGGGCCCCTGGTCTGGGAGCCCTTTCATCCACAACGCTAAATTTACCATTACCATTCTTCTTTTCGCGAGATTCAGGGGTTGCCCTTCCCACTGCGGCGCTTCCCTATAACGAAATGTTAATTTCGATAACTTTGCGTCCATTAGAAGAGTTATATTTATTATATGATACTTCTTCGGATGAGTGTTTGGAATTTGATAAAACACTTGTAACATCTCAAAGAGATAATTATTCAATTCGTAATTTAACAGTCTGGGGAAACTATGCTGTTGTATCAAATGATGAAAGAAAAAGAATGGCATGTGGTCCTCGGGATATATTAATCGAACAGGTTCAGCAACATGGTCCCCGATCATTTAACAGTGTATCCCAAAGTGATTCGCGTAAATTTGATTTAAAGTTTTCACATGCTGTTAAGGTCTTATTTTTTTCATTGATGAATACTTCATGTAAAGGAGATCTTTCCAATTACATGACGGGTTCTTTCCAGCAGCAACACACTCAGGAAGCGTTTGCTTGTGTTGATCCAATTGCTGCGACTTCACTTTTATATGAAAATACAACACGTTTAGCAAATATGGGTTCGGATTATTATACGTTAGTTCAACCCTACTATCATGCCCCATCTGGTCCTCCTGATAATGTGTTTGCGGGGTCGTCTGGTTGCCCACTTCAAAGAGGTACAGGTTATCATATGTACTCATATTCGTTAGATTTTGAATGCTTAGATCCAATGGGTTCAACAAATTATGGGAAATTGACCAATGTTTCTTTGAGTATCCAACCGTCAGGCGCTTTAGTAAGTTCAGTAACAGGTTCAAGTTCGAATACTTATGAATTTTATTGCTTGGCTGTAAATAATAATATTATCAGAGTGGCCGGAGGAGCGCTTGGATTCCCAGTTTTATAAAGTTAACACCAATAATAAATTTATATAAATTAAAACTTATATAAATTCGTTAACAAGACATAATTAAATTATGCGTCTTGTATAAACTTTGACAATATTTCAAGTCGATAATATTCAATTTTTCAAGTGGTTCATAGATTCCATGTAATATTTCAATTTCCCCCCTTTTTAAACAAAATTTATGGAATTTACAATCAAAATTTAATACATAATCTAAGATTTCAGCATCTTTCAACAGAACAGTCAGATTTGTGAATAGTTTTTTATTTCGAATAAAGACCTCGTTGTTTTTATTTAATTCATTTGATGAATGAATACTTAATTCTAAATCGATCGACATGATTTCAGAAAAATTTATCAAATTTAAATAGTTTAAATTTTTTTTAACAAAATTTCCTGAAAGGGGAATATCTTCGATATCTTCCCCATTCTCAATTCTTTTATAGATATAATAGTATGAATAAAGAAGATTTTTTTGCACTGGTTTGATTTCAAAATTTGACGGGTAAAAATGGTCATTTTGATGTGAATTTATATACCGGAGGAAATCACTGCATGTTAAATTTTCCAATCCTTTTTTATTTTTAATTAAATTCAAAATACTATATTTTTTATTCACATAAACAAAATCTTTTACCTGGCGTAATGATGAAAAAGTTTTACCTCCGACAAAATCAGTTCCTTTAAAAAAATTCAGTAGATTTATTATTTTAAATATCGAAGCACTGGTTAGTTGTTGTTTGGCAACAATAAGAGATATACTACTAATTAATAAAATAGAAATATCATTAATTTTTAAAAATTTAAATTTATTTGTCCTACTATGGAAAATCCCGCAATTCGGATCAACCCATGAACATTTATCAAAATCTATTATTACAGGGTTTAATTTTCCATTCGAACTCGAAATATTCAATAAAATATTCCAAGGATATAGATCATTATGCATAAAAAGACAACTTTTTTGTAATTTTTGTAATAAAATTGCAAGGTCAGAAAGTATTCCTAAATATTCATTTATATTGAATTTTGAGGACGTTAGCCATTCTGCAAATGTAATCCCTTGAATATATTGACATACGGATTTATTATTGGACTCATCATATGTATAAATTTTTGGAATGGATTCCGATATATGTGGACTTAAACAACTTGTTAGAAAAATATCTGTTGCAATTTCATATAAAAATTTCTCCCTCGAAATTCCACAGTCAATTTTTTCAATTACCAATCTACCATCTTCCATTTCTCCATAATTTATCGAAGAATTCTTATTTCCTTTTCCAGTCCCAATTACCTTATATTTCAACTCTTTTCTAAATTCCGAATTTGTCAAAAAATGATTTAACAATTTTCTTTCTTTTGTAAAAATTTTAACCTTCTCTGGTTCATACTCACCCATCTTTTCCTTTAGTTTATATAAAAGACTCTGGAGATAATTAAACACAAAATCCCTATTTAAATATTTTTCATAAAATTCTAAAGCACTTGCTGCAATCCGTTTACATTCTTCAGGATTCTGCAAACACCAATCAAATTTTTCAACTAAATCACTCAAGTCCGCTTTAATTGGAATATAATGAACATTTTCTTTCAATAAATGACTATACCATATAGAATACTCACTTTGAACCATTAAAATAACTGAACCCATAGCCAACTCGCTTGTTAAACGGTACGCAAAGCTGTGACCTTGGATATGAAGGATATATTTGTAATTACTTTGTTCTTCTAAACTTATATAATTTACCAAAGGGAATTCAAATTTTTCAACATCAAAAGTATCGGCTTCACAACAATTTCGGTCTTTATTAAATTGCATTCGTGGTCGCATTTTCCAACTAGTGATTCCCAAATCAATATCCCCTCGGTTTAGTTTAAAACTTAAATAACTGGCTTTTAGTCGAGGATTTGTTTCAATTTCAAGGCCGTTGCCAGTACTCGCGCCGCGAAAAATCAAACAATCTTTTTTAGAATTAAATTCTTTATTAAATTTTGTTAAACATGAATAATCTATTGAAGATTTAGGGAAATACTTTGAACTTGCCAAGTATTCAATATGTGACCAATCATCCCAAGTCGGTATGGGCAAGTCTGCGTGTTCATCAGTAACACACATGGATAAAATTGGAATATACCTATCAAATTTATAAGAAAGTAAATTTTGATTTTCAGAAAATAAAGATGAATATGATTCAGTTAGATCTTTTTTGAGAAAAGGGAAATCCCGTCTGTTAACAAAAAACTCCATATCGGGAATTTTTTTATTTTTACAGAGTTCAACAAACATATCCTTCATTTGCATAGTTCCGGAATCTTCTTCAGACATTGGGAATTCATATCGAACTAAAAAATTGTTAAAATACCAATAATTATTGAATTTTCCAATATGTTTGGGGTTAAAATTTCTTTTTTCAGTTTTTTGACAGTATTTAACAAGGTCTTCGAAACTTTTCCATCGTTCATTAACAGAAATATTAGGAACCTCATTAATAAATTTTGATTTACTAAATGGAAGGAAATAAGCTAACTCTCCATTCTCAATTTTAATATAAATTCCTTTTTTAAATTTGTGAAAAATATATTGAAAAGTTTGAATTACCGTTAAGTTATCAACATTTTCAAATAATTTGGATTCATTTACCTTACCTGTTACAAAAGTATCTGAATATAGATTTTGATAAATCTCAAATTTTCCAGGTGGTTTCTTTTCTTGGATAAAAGAAAGAAATTGTTCTTCATCTCCGGCAGTATAATGAGTTTGATTAAAAGTTGAATATCTTGAATTTTTGGTGCCTTCATATTTCCTATGCATTAAACTTTCTTGATATGTTTTGTAAAAATCTTTTTTCGCCATTCCCAGAAAAATATATTTTTCTATATATATTTTTCATTTTTAAAAAGAAAAATTATTAGTTTAAAGTTTTTTCTTTTTCATAATAAAAATGAACAAAACGGTTATTTGGATGTGTCTGTCATTATTGTCAGTTCTCGCGATTTATTTTAAATATTCTTCAAATTATGACATCAAAGAAAACTTCTGGACAAATGGTCCACAACTAACAACACAAGCATCATGTTGCAATAGAAACGGCCATCCTGGAAATCCCCTCGGTAACGGTCTTTCTGTTGATGGAACTGTCATTTCTTCCAATCCAAATCTTGCCCGAAGTGGAATGAGCAACGCAGGTCACGTTTATGGCCGTGAACCACACCCACTTGGCAGTTTATCTTATAATGCAGCTGCAAATGCACCCGTTAGTGCCCTTGGCGCAGGACCATCGGTAGCTGCTTCTTCCAACATGGGTAGAACAGCTTTAACTTTTGAAGGCTATTCGGATAACAAAACTCCAGCTTTTCACGCCTTACAGCCAAATGCGGCCTCTCAAAATCATGTAAACCCTCCAACCATTAATTGCGATAGATTAGTGTCGGTAACTACTCGGCGTAGAAATTTACGGGCTCAAAATGATTTTATCCGCGGTGACCTGGCCATTGCTAATTCAAATCCTTCGAATAGCTCATCCTTATTTGGTTATCCTGGTTCCGCAGTAACTGATTTGAGAGTTGGTGCGACATCTGTTCTTACTGGTATGGATAATAGCTCGGTAACGGATACGGCCAGTTTAATGTTGGGTCATACAATGGATTCGGCATTTGGCGGTGGCAGTTATGGAGGCTTATCAAACACTCCTATGGCAGTTTTAAATCAAACTGCCCTTAATATGGCGGCCCAGGACCAAAACAAAAATGTTGGAACTAATCTTGGCCAAGGATATTCGGGTGTCGAAGTGAGTATGTTTTAATCTAATTATTCAAATTGTTTCCGACATGTTGGACAATCATTTTTATATTTTACCCATTCATTTAAACATTTAAAATGGAAACAGTTATTACAACAATCGGTTTTAATAACATCTTGATTATAATAAAATTTATCTGTGCAAATCGTACATGTTTTTTGATCGTTTTTAATTTGTTGATCTAACGTCGAATATTTACACGGGGTTTTATTTAAGTTTTTTGATTCATTCCGTTCTAATTGCTTATAAGAATTAAATGACTCCTGGAGAGCTGCATCTAATTGCCTTTCCTCTTCATAGTTGGCATTAATTTCGTTAACAAGATTATTAAAAATTTGATTAAAAATTGGATTTCCGTTCATTGCGGCATCAGGTTCGAACAAAAATAATGAATTAGTTATATTTGATAACAATTCGTTCGAATTGGGAATTGGTTGACCCAATGGATTACCAGAAATTTCCATTTCTTCATCCTCAGCGTTTTCTTCGATTTCAGAAATTTGAGTATTCGGCGTACTATCATTGGTTTGGATTTCATCGGATTCCTCATTTTCGTTTAGAGTAATATCTCTTTGCATATATATATATATATATATATATATAAACAACTCTTTTAAAATAAATTTTCTAAATGTAATGTTTTTCCAGTTTATGCGTTGCGGAATTTCTCGTTGTATAATATTTACTTCCTTTTGGTCCTTTATAAATCTTCCGTTTTACATTGTAATATTGTTTTTTATTTCCTTTTGATTTTTTATGATGACTTTTAGGTTTTTTCTTACTTGTTCCTACCATCTTTTTTCCTGTTTTAACTGATAAATTGGTCAAGGCTTGACTATTTGGTTCAGGGGTTTTTGTCTTAAGATAAATTCCCCCTAAAAGCATCAAAACTCCCAACGCTGTTAATGCAAAACTAACATATTTAATTATATTTAAAGTATTTTCTTCCAAATCTTTTTTGGTTAATTTTAACCATTCTTTGTGAAACCAGGTTTTTTGAGAAGTGGTAATTACAATTCCAAAAATACCGATAATTGAAGATAGCACTCCGTAAGTTATTAACGATGACATTATTTTATTTATATATTCTTTATAATATAAAATTTAATTATAAAGAAATTTTATAATTATAAATACAATGGATTATGAAAGTGGAACAATTCTGTCTTTCGACACGTTTATTCCAATTTTTATTCAAATAAAAAACGATCTCACACGTATCGCAACCCCTCTCGTAAACGAAGAAAATAAATTTAAAATCGATAGCTTGGATGATGTTCAATGGAGATTTTACACCCGACTCTGGACATTTAATATAAATGTATTACCCCCGCTTCCCCCTCGAACAAATATTTTTATTGTTAAAACAACAAAAAATTTTCCATATAATTCAATAAGCATAGAAATTGATGATCGACCATATTTTAACCCCCCTGAAAATGTCGACTACGAATTTTTTAAATTCGTAGCCTATACTTTACCTATAATAAATTCAACCCCTTTATATATTTACCAAGATAGTCAAGGTTTGATTTTCTCTTTGACAAAGAAGGGAAAAAACATTTCATCATCAAATTTTTCAATTATTCAGGAACATCCTCTTTCTCCAATTTTTATGTTTAAACATGATTATAAATATTTTGATGTTAAGGAAAAAATTATTATACCAACAAATGATGCATCAAAATATAATAATTTAATAAACGCAATTTCAAGTATTACACATGAAATTAAAACTTCTTTTAAACTTAATCAACAAAATTAAGACTCCACATCCGCATTCACATCCTCTTGAGTATATCCCCATTTTTCATACCACTTATCTCCGTAAACTTCTTGTAACACTGCTTTCTCATTTTCCTCTAAATAACTGGGATGTAATCCAGATTTTATCCCCTCCCCAATATAAACAGCTGCTTCTTCAAATGGTGGCGCAACATCATTCATAACTTCTTTTTCTTTAAAATTTAGATTTCCATACATGTGTTCACCCACTTGGCGATATTTTTCTCGCTGCGCCGGTGTTAAGGATTTGTAAGCATTTTGTAGTGTTTTATCGGAAAATAAATCATAAGAATTATTTGAAAGTTCTTGTTCTTTCGAACTTGGTTTTGAATTTTTTACTTCTTGGGACATTTTAATAAAATAAATTAATTATTTAAATTTATTTTATTTTCATTCATTTTTATCATTATTATTATTATTATTTTTTGAATTAGGAACCGCCCAATGTAGATAATCTTTTTTGTACAAAATATATAATGCAACCGATAAAGTTGTTACGGATAATGTAATCGCATTATTTTTACTAAATCTTACTAAACTGTCAAACATTTTAATATTAAAAATATATTTTTTAAATAATGTTTTAGTAATTTTTATTTTCACTTAATAAAAATGTCCGAAGTACGGTATAAAAATTTTGCTACATTCAATAAAACTCTCTCTATTGTACATAAAAAAAAACCTTCAGTTTTAGTTTTAAATCACAATGATTGTGGAACTGCTCGCAGACTTGATCCAAATATTCGAATAATTAGGATCGAAAACAACAAAAGCAAATCCTTAACGAAATTTGGATTAAATGAAATGTTAGATTTTAATTTTCTAACAAAAACAGATAAAAATAAAAATATAAGGATTTTTAATAACACAAGTTCAGTTGTTGTATCTAAATTTAAAACTGAAAATCCAAATGACGAGTTTACAAACGTTGTCCCACCTTACCAAAACAGTGATCTTTATAAAGAACCTCACGGTTGGACAATAATATATTAATTTAAATATTTCATCATTTTATCTAATTATAAAAATGAGTTTATTTGCAAAAATTTCGGAATACTGGCATAAAAAAGGCTGGTTTTTAATTTTAATTGGCGTCGCGGCATTCTTTGTTTTTTACTATTTATTCTTTGCAAGAAAAAACGAATCTGGAACTTATTCAAAGGGTGAAACCTTTCACATTCCGCCAAGTGTTTCAAATAAAAAGACATACAAATTTGGGGGGAAATCTGAATCCCGCGCCCCCCGCGAAAGTAAAGGTGAAAGAAGATGTAGAGAAGTTCTTCAAAAAGTATTCAACAAACCTTTCCCCAATTGTCGACCAGATTTCATGTTCAACGGTGTTACTGGGGAAAATCTGGAACTGGATATGTTTGACTACGATATGAAACTAGCCGTTGAGTATAACGGCCAGCAACATTATAAATATACGCCTTTTATGCATGGAAACACAAAAGAAAAATTTTATGCGCAACAATATCGAGACCGAATGAAAAAAGATGCATGTAAAAAATTAAAAATTAACTTAATAGAAGTCCCATATACTGTAAAAGAGGCCCAGATCGAAGACTTTTTAATAAAAGAATTGCGAATTTTGGGTTATAAATGTTAATCTTTCCAAATTTAATTATTATTTTTTAAAAATGAATTTAAAAAGAAATAAAAACTATTTAAGAAAATATGAAAAAAGATTTTAATAGTATTCCTGTTTCAACAAAAACGATTATTGTTTCAACCAACCTTGATTTAGATATTAACTCTCTGTATGAAAAACTTCCAATCTCGGATTATACAATTATTCCGAAAAAACGTGGACGAAGACGGGGTGGTGTTGTTGCTAATCCAAATGAAAATTTATCGCCGGGTTCCATCATTACTTTGAAATTTCAAGGGAATTGTAGAGGAGTTGATTTAAAAAAGAAAAAGAAAGAAATTCAATCCAAAAAGTATTTTAGGAATGCCTTAACAGTTGTAATGAAAATTGAAAATAAGGTTGCAAGTGGGGTTTTTGAACATAAATTAATTAATTTTAAGATTTCAAAAAATGGAAAATTCCAGATTACGGGAGCAAAAAATGATGAAAATGCAAAAGATTGTCTTGGATTTTTTTGGAAATATATTTTAAATTTTAAGGAATTTGAGAATGTACCCGAATTAAATATTTTCTGTACTAATGTAATGACAAATATCGATTTCCCGCTTGGATTTCTCGTTGATCGTCAAAAACTTGATATTTATTTAAATGAAGAAAGTGATTATAAATCTTTACTTGAAACTAGTTTTGGATATACAGGCGTGAATATTAAAATCCCTTTAAAAAATTTAGACGGGTATAAAATTATTAATCATTGTTTTGACAGGGATGGGAACTTTAAAACAAAATACATTGATTTCGCTGATCATTATCTGACTCTTGACCCAATGGCACAAAAGAAATATGATGATAAAGTTTCATATATTACTTTCCTAGTGTTTCAAAGTGGAAATGTTATTATGAGCGGAATGGCCAAGGAATTAATGGAATCTTATTATAATGATTTCTGGAATATCATCGACGAATGTAAAGATATCATTATTGAAAGGCTTGACTAAAAATTTAAAAATTGATTTTTAATTTATGTGTAAATACATTTTATATATACACATAAATAATTGAACATGTTTTCTTTCAGATCATCTCTTGACATTATTATTGGACCTATGTATAGTGGAAAGTCCACTGAACTTATCCGTCGCCTCAGTATTCTAAACTCATTGGGTTTTCGCGTCCTTTATGTAAATTGCGATTTAGATAAACGAAGTGATAAAGATTTCTCAACTCACAGTAGTTTTATTACTTCATTACCCGATGGAATGGATTCAATTAAAGTCCCTAGAGGAGATTTTAGTTGGATCACTTCTTATGCAGATAATTACGACGTTTTCGGAATCGATGAAGCTCAACTTTTCGGAGATCTTTTCAACACTGTTATGAATCTTGTCGAAGGGTGTAATAAAAAACTAATTGTGTCCGGGCTAAATGGTGATTTTTCTCGAAAGGAATTTGGGGAAATTCTTCAATTAATTCCTTTATGCGATGATATCACTAAACTTCATCCTTATTGTGTTACTTGTAAGGATCGAGGGGAGCTACGACCGGCACTTTTCTCAAAAAGACGTGTTGAAAGTAATGAACAAGTGTTGATTGGTGGAAATGAAGAATACCTTCCAGTTTGTAGAGAGTGTTATTGATTTTTGGGGTTTAAGAATTTTAAGAGAATTTCTATTTATAAGTAAATTCTCTTAGAAATAGATATATGACTGTAAAATTTTTCAATCTAGATTTACATATTTCTGTAATTGCGGATATTAAAAATATTTTAAAAGAATTATACGGGAATGATAGCATTTCTATTACCGATTGGTCCATTAGCGGACATACTTGGGTTTTTGGAAATAAACCAAAAACAGTCGAATTTATTAATCAAAATACTTGGAGAAATATAAACAAATCTTCTATAAATAATTTTGTTGAAAAATACAAGAATTTCCTTAAAGATTTTGATTGTTTCATTGTAACTCATACACCAATTTTTTGTTTACTATTTAAATCTTTTAAAAAACCGATAATTTTAGTTAATTCGTGTAGATATGAACAACCTTTTTGCTGGAATGAAAATAAAGAAATGTATGATTATTATGTTGAAGAAATGCAAAAATTATTTAAAAAGGGAAATTTAATTCCAATATCAAATAACTTAGGAGATCAAAGTTATTTTAAAAAAGGAACTGGAATTTCTTCTAAATATATTCCGAGTCTTTGTCAGTATACAAATGAAACTTATAAACCTATTAATAATAAATTTATTTTGGTTTGCGAAAATATCCATTTAACACCAAATAATAAGTTAATTTGTCATAAAAGTTCATTAGGACATGGCTATTCCTGGCGAGACCTCTATAATTATAGAGGTATTATACATATCCCTTATGAGTTAAGTACGATGTCGATTTTCGAACAATATACAGCAAATATTCCATTATTTTTCCCGAGTAAGTTTTTCTTAAAAAAACTTGTTTCTAGTAAAATCGTAAATTTTAATTCAATATACTGGAAAGTAAAAAATCCAATTTGTTTGAAAAAATTTATGGATATAAACACATGGATTGATAATGCTGATTATTATAATGAGGGAATGCCTTATATAATTTATTTTGATTCTTGGGAAGATCTAATTTTGAAATTGGAAGAAACTGATTGTGCAAAGGTTTCCAAGTTAATGGAAGATTTTAATAAAAAACGAAAGAATGAAATTCTTGAAAATTATAAAAAAATTACGATCACACTCAATATAAAAAAATAAAAAGTTATTTTAAATGACAAACTATTGGGATCATCGTTTCCTGCAAAAATTTGAAAAAAACTATGAACAAAATTTTAAAATTGTTTTTGAAGTTGGTGCAAGATATGGTGATGAAACTATCAAATTAGTAAATATTTTTAAAAACGCCACCTTATTTTCATTTGAATGTAATCCTTTGACAGTAAATATCTGTAAAGAAAAATTTACAAATTTGGGAAATCCTAGGATTAAATTTTTCGATTTTGGGTTGGGACAAAAAAATGAAAAACTACCTTTTTATTCATATATTGTTGATTCCAACGATGGCGCTAGTAGTTTTAGTAAACGAATTGATTTTGATTCAACACAAAAAAAGACTGGAGACATTAGTATAAAAACTCTTAACCAGATTTTTGAAGAAGAAAAAATTCCCTTAATTGATTTACTTTGTATGGATATACAAGGGTTTGAACTGAATGTTTTAAAAGGTGCGGGTGACAATATTAAAAATGTTAGATATATAATTATGGAAGAACCATCGCCAAAAGAAAATAACCCTTTTTTACCCAGAGGTGTTCACTCAAAATATATTGATTGTCCAAAACCGAATGAAATTAAGGAATTTATGAAAAGTAATAATTTTCAAGAAATAGAAAGAATTCCCGAAAATCATATTGAAGATAATGTTATGTATAAAAATTTACGATTTTAAGAGAAGGTTAGTTCTTTGGATCTAGATTTACATATGATTTTCATATATAAATCGAATTTTAATTGAAGGTTAGTTCTTTTTATTTTTTTGGCGCTGCGCACTCACCAGAAATCGGCTCATACTCACCTTTTATTTTTTTACAACAGGCTTCTGCAGCCCTACTAGCTTTACCATCTTTGGACCATCCTGTGCCAACTTTCTTCAATGAACATCTTTTATAGTAGTTCCCTTCTCCTAGACTGGGATCGGTAAAACCACCACCCAATTTAGCACTTAATGGTTTCGGGGCGGCTGAAAGTCCCACGCCACTGTCCGCCGTCGACTGGGTATAAGTCGACGGCAAAGGAGATTGTTCACCATGAACAATTTTCCAAATTTTATCCGCATTAAATTCTTTTCTAAGTTTATCTTTTGAATAACAACTGTCTCTTTTCAATTCTTCCAAATTTTGTTTAAGTTTGTCCAAAGGAAGTAGACTATTTCCCCATGAATCGTATGTTCTACATTCTGGCTTCCAAACCATAGTTTTTTTGGTCATTCTATCCATGTATTTTGATCGTTTATTCCTATCACATCTTACCTGAGATTTGATTTCCTTTGCTATTTCTTTCCGTTTTTCATATTCGTTTTTATT